GCGAAAAAACTTGACAGTCCCTCCAGCACTACAGTGCTCTTAACTCCACTGTTTGGATTGGTAACTTCAATCTCATGAAATAACTTGGGCATTGTATCAAAGAATTTTTCAATCGCTTTGAACTGTTTGGTGTTCATCTGATCAAGAAATTCTGTGACTTCTTTTTTGGTGCAGTCTGCAGTTGCCCATACATCTTCATCATTATAAATTTTATCAATACATGATGCGATCAATCCAAAAGATTGTTCGACTGCATCACTTTGAGTGAAATCAAAATTATTCTTGACAAACTGTTCAAGAGATGGATACTTCATTTCCATCATGAGTTTATCATCAAGTTTAATTTGGTTTGTATGCTCTTCGTCTTTAGAGACTTTAATGTCATCAATATTAATTGTCACTGGAACATATGTTTCTCTATCGTCCGGACAAAGAATATTAACCTGCAATTCTTCTCCAACAGACTTGCCACGAATATTCAAAAAGATATATTCAATATCAAATGTTGGAAGAGTTTCCACTTTGATACCGCGAGTTTGAATACACGCTTTGATTACGTTCTTAATCGCTGTGGTGATTTGTTTTGTATCTTCACTCTCTAGCGCAAGAACCAATAATTTTTCTTCCTTTACTAGGAATGGCCTAAATTGAATTTTCTTTCCTGTAGAGGGCAATTCCAACTCATAAGTTGGTGTGGCAATTTTTGGTAAAGGCATAATATCCTATAGATTTTTCAGTGTGATTATTTATTATCAGTTAACAACGTATCTGCTGTATGCAAATGATACTGTGCATTTCAATAGTTCAGATGAAGCATAGGAGACTGGCATCTGAGAGATGCTCAGAGGAAACGCCTTCATGAATTTATATTGAAGGGTTTTTCTATTAGATTTCTTATAATCTTTCTCAAATTTTTTGATAAAGATCTCAGTTTGATATTCTTTTGGAAAACTAAATCGATAAGATGCGTTCGGATCATCAATTCTAGGCCCTATATCTAGGCTGCTAGTTCTTCTTTCATTGCCAATGAAAGATATCCAATTTTCAAAAAGATGAATTACATTATACTCTCTATCGACATAGAAAGTAAAGTCTGCTCTATCATCAAACTGTCTTCTATAAGCATGTTTCTCGGTAACACCATGAAAGTCATTTAAAATTTCATGTGTTGCTAGTTGAGATCCAGGAAGATTTGCTTCAGAGCAAGACAATGTAAAAAAGGACTCATTGCCTACGTATGTTACTCCAGATCCAGAACCCTGCTTCTGACTCAACCAACTGTTGACAGCTGGTGGAGGATTAAAGTGACACTCAAAATGAGATGTCAATGCAGGCGCAAGAATAGTCGCCTTTAGATCTGATAGTTTTCTTTTAGTTGGGGACGGTGTTGCCATGCAACCTATAAATATTTTACCGGTATATTATGTAGGCAGGTAATGGGAGAAAGTATAAAGAGTAAGTACAAACCAGAGTATCCCAGAAAATACAAAGGTGATGCAAGCAATATTATATGTCGTAGTAGTTGGGAACGCAAGTTTTGTCGTTGGTGTGACTTGAATGAAAACATTGTATCCTGGGGTTCAGAGGAGTTTTACATTCCATACATTTCTCCAGTTGACAACAGAGTACATCGTTACTTTCCAGACTTCATTATTAAGGTAAAAGAGAACACTGGTAAAATTAAAACCTATGTGGTTGAAGTTAAACCAGAGAGACAAACTCTACCACCAAAGACACCAAAACGTCAAACAAAATCATACATTTACGAATGTAAAACCTATGCAGTGAATCAGGCAAAATGGAAAGCAGCAAAAGAATTTTGTGATGATAGAAGAATAGAATTCAAAATTGTAACCGAAAAAGAACTAGGCATTAGGTAATGGCTCAACAAAAAAAGGTAGACGAATTTCAGTTTGATGAACAGGTAGGTAGTAATAGAATCTCTCCAATAAAAAATGAGATTCTTTCTACTGGAGATGCTGAGGAACGAATGCTTTTGATTACTGAAGTTCTTACTGATGTTCAACTCGTTCCTGATGTTGGTGACTATTACACGTTTATATACAATGCCAAAACAAAAGGTTTAGAATATGATCAACATCCACTTATAGCTTGTATTGATGTCCAGAGGTGGGGATTCAGAGGAATAAATTATCATCTGGGAAAAGTAAGAAACTATACCTGGGAAGAGATACCAGGACAATTACATTCCGTAAGAGCTAGTGAGTTAAATGACTTACGTGATATTGGTTACATGTTTCTAACAACTGCACTATAAATAAGTAAAAAGCACTGCGATTGTGGCGGACAAGACACCAAGAACACTAGACGGAGTACCAGCATCAATTAATGTTGGTGGTAAAGTGACTACTCTTACAGTAGAGTCAACTTACACTCCAGAGAAAGATGATGCTGGAAATATCATCGGAGCCACTAATGGATCTTTTGTTGTCAAAAATAGTGATGGAGATAAATTACTTGAATATAACGGAGCGAAGAATGAATTTTCTGCTACCTCCGATGCATCAAATGATTTAATACAACAAGTTTCAAATTATCAAACTGGAAAATCAAGTCCAGGGATCAAACATCTTGTGCAAGTTTCTGCCACAGGAATTCAAGACGATTCAAAGATTGACGTGGGAGATAGTCGTAATACTGCTTTTAAGGTAAACGCAAATATTGCACAAGATATAGTAGTTGAAAACGCAACACAAGTTATATCACAAGCACAACTTAACATAAAGGCAAAAAATGTTAGACGTGACTATGGCGATTATTTTTATCCAGAAGATATAAGATCAAACAAACAGGATAGAATCAGATTTACCATGAGACAATCTGAGGGATCTGATATTAGTCCCAGACTCGGTGGTTTTGAAGGTTCAGCAGGACAAAACGTTAGAAGAAGACAAACAAAGGAGGGCGCGATTTCAGGTAGTGTTACTCTTCCAATGCAACCTGGAATTACAGACGCAAATGCTGTTGACTGGAATCCAGGACAATTAAATGCAGTTCAGGCATTTGGTGCAGGTGCCTCACTAAATCTAATGAATTCGCCAGACGCTGGAGCATTCCTCACTAAAGGTGGACAAATACTTAAACAGGTAGCATCAGAACTCACAAGATCTGATGGCCCTGGTGGCAATTCATATAATTCCGCACTCAAGGTTTATTTGGCACAACAAGCTGTAGGTGTGCAAGGACTACTGTCTAGAACCACTGGAGCAGTGTTAAATCCAAATATGGAATTACTTTTCAATGCACCTGCATTGAGGCCTTTTACCTTTAATTTTGTGTTATCTCCAAGGGATGAGTCAGAGGCAAAACAGGTAAAACAAATCATTCGTTTCTTTAAACAAGGAATGTCAGTTAAAACCACTAACTCCATCTTTTTAAAGGCTCCTAATATATTTAATATTAGATATCAAACGTTCGATAAAAATGGTATTGAAATTCAAGATCATCCATCGTTAAATAGAATAAAGACATGTGCATTAACAGGGTTTAATGTTGACTACACCCCGTCAGGATCATACATGACTTTTGATGATAGAGAAAGAACAATGACTCAATATGCTGTTCAAATGAACTTTACTGAACTCAATCCTATCTATGAGGATGATTATCATGATGGTGGAGCAAGTTTAGATCCAGAAGGATCATCCAGGCCCAGAAAAGGACTTTCAGATAACGAAATAGGTTTCTAAAATGGCAGGTTATTTTCGCAACGTACCCAACTTTGAATACGTCAGTAGAACTTCTGATAATAATATATCAGAATATGATACTGTCAAAAATCTTTTTAAGAGAGGAAAACTCAGAGATGATATCTTTGGCGACTTAACTTTCTTCACCAAGTATCAAATCGTTGGTGATGATCGTCCAGATAATGTTGCCTTTGAAGTTTATGATGATGAAAAATTAGATTGGTTAGTTCTGTTGTCAAATAATATTATTAATGTTCAAACAGAATGGCCTCTCACTCAAACATCCTTTGAAAATTACTTACTTAACAAGTATGGATC